ACCTTGGTTTCCAGGAGTACCCCACTTACCACATCAAAGCGGTGGATGACTACCACTCCGCTGCGAGCACCACAGCGAGAAGACCTGCATTTGACCTCAAGGGTTCCACCCTCAAGAATCCCATGCAGGATCTTGTTCTCGCATCTTAGGTCCATGCTCGAATTCTACCCTATTCGAACCGGACAACCTTGAATGCGCCATCCAGGTTCTCCAGGTAATCCAGAACCATAGGGTGCACATCCGAAACCTCAACCCGGAACCTATTCTGTAGGTCCCAGCGCATCGGCGTGTCGGCGCTCTTGTCCCCGAGAGACTTCAAATCCACAACCGTCAAGACGCGTTCCCCTGGCTGCATTCCCTCCCAAATAGCCCAGGTCTCACCTTTACCAGGACTCCACTTCTCTGGCTGCTCAGAAGCAACTTCCAGGGAGGGCTGCGTCGGGTCGGTGACAGGAAAGTTAGTCTCAGTCGTCCCATCGGGAACATCATTCTGAGAGATCTCTCCGGCAGTGGGATTGCTCTTGCTGGTGGGCATGTTACTTCCTTCCGGTAAGGGTGAAGCTTGCATATTTGGTATTAGTGTCGTATCCCTCATCGACCAGATCTGGACTATCACCGGTCCAGTCAATATTGACAATCCGATGAGTAGCGTCTTCCAGAGGGACCGCAGCGTCCAATGCAGACTTGACGAGTTCAAGGGCACTATCGATCCTGGTATATGAACCACGATCATCGTGGATCCAAATCTGTAAGCTAGGCTGTACGGATTTGCTAATGCTTGGAGCACCGTCTGTCATCCTAATGACTGCGAAGGGACGGGGGATGGCCAGATCCATTGCTCCTGCCTGAATCAAACGCTGAACAGGAATTACCTGTGTAAGCGCAGATGAATTGATCAGAGCCTGATACACTAGCCTGCGCATCAGTACCTCTCCAACAAACGCTCAAACCGGCGCATAACTACCGGCCCCATCGCATCGATCGTTGGCTGGATAATCGCATATCTACCAGAATGCCTGGCTTCTAGGTAGATGCCATACGGTACAGAATGCGCAAGATCAATTCCAACTGTTTCATCTTCTTTGAACGCGCGAGCTGTCAAGCCATTCCTGGCATTACTGGTTTGGTCAGTCCAAGGTGCATTTGTCTTCATGTAGTTCTCTACATCTGGAGCAGACCTCTGTGCGGTTAACCAAGCCGCATCCATAACCTGCTTTGGTCCATTGCGGAGATTAGACCGCAATCCACCATCACGAAAGAGAATCTTTCCACCTGCGACTGCAGCTTCAAACACAAACTCTTCGCCATCAGGCATATCTGATTACATCCCCTTTCATCTCATAGTCTGGTTTGTAGTGAACTTCTGCAATCTCCCAAACAATGCCCTTCCAGGTAAACCGATCATACCGCTTCATATCGCTTCCTGGCTCCATCAACAGGACCCATTCAGGAATCGCACGACGTCCATCTGAAGATACGACTTCCAGAACCCTATCGCTTTGTGGAATCAGGCGAGCGGTTTGTGTTGCAAGCTGAACTGGAGTTGTATAAGTCCATCCTCCAGATCCATCAGCAACCCTTGTGCTGCGTACAAGAACCAGGTCCTCTGCGTCGGCCAGGATAAATGCCCGGGTTGCGGCCTCTTGTAGCTCCAGCTCCACGGCGTCCATTTTCACCCCTCACGGACGATTGCTCTCGTTCGAGCAAATTGGGTGACGTCCACCGGCGTCTCTGCATCTTCTTCATCTGCCAAGGCTTTGAAATACTTTGCCATGGCCAGAGCATTCTTGTGCAAGTCTCCCATCTGCCTTGATGAGCCAGACTCGCTTGTGTTCACCATGCTTGCGTACATAGCTGCTGTTTCATCCCAGAGCCGAGCAGCAGTTCTGTACACTCCGAATTCGTCGATTAGAGCGCTGAGCTGCGTATCGTCATACGGGTCTACAGCAGTGTAGTTCGCTAGACGGCGCAGTCTGATAACTTCTGCCGGATCTGCCATACCCCTATTCTACCTTGTTCAGAGATGCAGAAAGGCCGGACAGGGGGTGTACCCGTCCGGCCTTTCTTTGAGGATTAGGCTGAAGCTTCAGCCAGATCATCAGCTTCCAAGGCCGCAACCAAAGTGGCCTTGTTCCCATTGGAGGGAAGCTTTTCAGAGCGACCTTCCTCCGCATTCCGAGCGTCGATCTCAGCTTTTAGATCGGCCACCGACCATTCGCTGTAGTCGACATCGTCTTCATCGACTGGCGAACCGCTGGGACGCGCATCGAGCTGCTGCGGCGCCTGCGTCCCAACACGAAGATCTTCAGTGCTGAGCTTGGACTCTTCCTCAGGGCTCTTGCGAATCTTCACGCCCTTAGCAACAGCGTCCATCTCTGCTTCATATCCCTGCCGACGGAATTCATCCATCATCCAGGGACGCGTCAGAAGATATGCGCGATCATCCACTTTAACATCAGTGGGATCAACGACTCTTGACATCCTTGCTCCTTTCTGAGTTTTGAGGGGCGGCGCAAGTCCCCAAGGTGAACTCACGCCGCCCCGATTGTGGAGAACTACAGAGGAGGCTCGACCGGAGCACCCGGGTTCTCTGCGTCCAAGGCGGTCAGGCCGCCGACTCCAGCCTCAAGAGTCGCAATCGACGCCTCAAGTGCAGTGGTGTCGACTTCCGGGTTTGCGGCCTTCAGGTCTGCGATATCCTGACGGATTCCCGCAACCCCCGTATCAACAGAGGTACGAACCGCATCCACGCGGAGTACCAGGTTGTTGATGTCTTCCTGCTTGGCCATAGTTCGTTCCAATCTGTGAATTCCCAGTATGATCTTCCTCTGCTGAAAGAGAATTCTTTCAACCCCCAACAGCAGAGCCTGAAGCCAGCCCATCAGGCTAGACGAACGTCGGCGCAGTGTAAGTCGCGCTGTTCACAATCTGCATGATCACAGAACCACCACGCTGCCGAATGCCAGTGCCGAATGACCGCTGGTAGAAAGAATCAATCAGCGGGTAATCGGGGTTGGGGCCCTTGACAAGTCGCAAGCCACGGAAAGAAGCGTTTTCGTGCTCCCTGAATCCAACCGGATTACGCAAGTTCTCTGGACCGCCAGTAGCGACCAGGGACATGTAACCAGCCGGGAACATGTCGTCAGCCAGAACGGTCAGCGGACCGTAAGAGCCGACCACGGGGATGCCCGAGATAACCGCAGGCGCCTGCTGCCCGTTGAAGATTGTGACATCCTTGGGCAAGAACATCGCAGGCATACCGGTGCTGGGAATGAAGTCCCACTGCGCACCAGCCGGAAGGCCTGGTCCAGCAGTACCAGCAACCCGGAACTTGGCAATTGAAGTCGCCTGAGCCGGGTTCACGAACAGAAGGTGCCGAACACCATTCTCAAACGAATACCCGTGATGCCGGACGTGTTCGTACATGTCGTCCAGGTCCTGCGGGTCCACGATCGTTGCGGCGTTCGTGGTGAGATAGTGCGTGTGCGTACCCAGGAATGTGTTCGTCTTGTACTTCGGCGGAATTGTGCCGTCGTTGTTGTACAAGGCATACACGTTGACGTCAGACCCATTGATGTCCGCAACGCGGTTAACCGGGTTGTACAGAGAGTCCATAACGCGGTTGTAGATGAGGCGGTTGTCTGCCTCAAGAACCATCGCATTCATGGCCTCTACTTGCGACGCAGGAGCGTCACGGAGGAACTTCCAGGTGAACCGAGCCGCAACGTCGTAGTCCTTGAAGTCGTAGCCGAGAGTGAAGAATGCACCGACGGGCTTGAATCCGCGCGGCTCACCATACTCGGAAGCTTCCTCAAACGACATCTGCGAGATCTGCGCAACTCGATCGACATTGCTCGTGACCGGAAAGGTCAGAAGCTGCGTCAACGTCGTGCGCTGCTGGTTCACAATTGCGATAGCGCGCTGGAACTCATTCCAGATGTTGTTCAGGTCAAAGCCGTCGATGGTCTGCGTGAGCAGATCACCAGCCGCCATATAACCGCCCTGACCAACGTCAGACGCATTCACGCCGACGAACATCCCCAACTTGCGCATGAGCAGAAGTGCTTCGCCCATATCCCGATTAGTCGGGACGGCTGCGCCGGGGACATAGAGGTGCGGGCTGACTGAGCCCCACTTTGTACGAGTCAAGGTATTGGTCATGATTAACCCATCCCCTGAATCACGAAACGGTCGGCTTCAATTGTGTAGCCGATGGCAATCTGCGACGCAGAGGCAGCCGCAGAGGAAATGACGCCTGTCGTGGTATTGGCCGTATAGGCCGTGCCCGCAACCA